AGCCGTACCAAACGTAACTGCCTTGCGGGTACCCGAGTAAGCGGTATATTCAGTCCAACCTGCATGGGTAGCTAACGTATCTCCAGCAGCAAACGTAGTGCCTGAGCCGGGGCCGGTAACAAGGCCCAAGAACCATGCGGCGGTGTAAGTAGCGCCTTTGAAGTATTTGGTATTGAGATCTTGTAAACCTTCGTTAACCACGAGGTTATGGAACTCATCCTCCCACTTAAGATTACCTTCGGCATCGACACAAGTAACTTTAAACACTCCGCCCAAACCTACCGACGAGGCTTCTTGTACTGACTTAGTAATGCCGGCTTGCGCAGCATCCCCAAGCTTTGATTTTGATATTGGCATGATTTTTTCCTTAAAATCTAAAAAGTGTGGTTGTACCCGTGTTGCTGGGTATTTTGCCTCATTTTACGGGGTATCTTACTTGTTCTGTTCTATACATGTCCTGACGATTCTTGCCTTCTGCATACTGCTTCAGCAGTGCCATCGCCTCGTTATACCGCACCTGATACACGCCCATCATGTCCTGCGCCCCCTTCATGAAGGTGTATGCCTCCAGTAAACTGCCATATAAAAGAGCAAATGGGAAGTTTGTGCCAAGCCATGTGTTTTGGGCCGTCACTATTGTCTCTGGGTAGAAGAAGTAATGAAGCTCCATCTCATACTGAATATTAGGGGTAGGCCCCAAGATATACGAGTTCTGGTCAAACATCGCGTAGTACTTTGGCTTCCCTGTTGCCGTTGGATTAGGGAATACCTCTCGGATGTAGTTCACATCCTTGTTCAATAGGTATTCGTATTCCCCTGTAGTAGGATCAATAGATGCCAATGAAAAGTTAGCTAGCCAGTCTGCCGGAACGGTCAAATACTTGTTATTAGCGGTACATAATCCTGTAGCATTTCTTCTAAGGTCCAAAAGTTGGACTGTGTTGTATATGCGCCGTTCGGATTGCTTGATAAATGAATTGACCTGCTCCGTGCCAGTGGTGGATAACGTACCTGTGCCCGCGACATCCGTCCACGTACTCGTAGGGAAGTCGTTTTGTACGTAGTCTTTTATTGCCAGAAATAATTCGGTGTAATTCACGGACTACCTCACGATAATTTAATCAAAGCAAACGTAGGGTTGTCCGCAGGAAGCGCCAGCCTAAATGTCTCCGCTACGGCCGTTTGATTCATCCCAAAGTCCAGAACAAACATGGATTTATTGTCTTTGCTGCTGTTGTATATCAACGCCCCCCGCGTGGTAAACGATGCGCCTGCCCACGTCGGGTCATCAAAACTTACATAGGCTATCCCATTGCCGACCTCTACCGTTACCCCTGTAAGGGCGATCCCGCCCGCCAAATACCCTGCCCCCGTCACCTCATTTTCTGAGCTGTAGGTAGTGGTTTCTTTTCCTAGCGTAGCCGCGCCGGAATAAAGGGCTATTTTTAGTGTGTCGGTGGATAAATCATGCTCTCCCAGCAATATCTGCTGCTTGAAGCTGGTAGTCCATGTTTGTGTAATTGCCATAGTTTCACCGGATCACGAAATAACTACTGTAATTGGGGCAATTGAACTGCCTGCAGTCAGGGGCTTGGCCACAGGAGCCGGCTGCATCCCCACTGAGGCAAAGGTAGAGTCCCCACCATACATCAACGACACCGTTACTGTCGGAATTCCGTCAGGTCTAGGCTGATACACGGCAATCGGCTCATTTATCCCTCTTTTTGGCTCAAGCTGTGGGTGCTTTACTTCGTAGCACTCGCGACAAACCTTGAACCCCGTCCATTCCTTGCGCAATTCCTTCAAGAAGAACTGCTGCCCACACCTGTCACATATAGCCTGTGTCTGCTTTCCTACTGCATAGCCCGCCATGCTAGTACCCTAAGTCTGGGGTAAGGTAGACGCTAGCTGTATCCCTGTCCTCTTGGGCCGCACGCAGGAACTCCTCCTCGTACAGCTGCTTGAGCATAACAGTACGGTCCGGCGCTTTTTTGAGTGACAAATAGTATGCCAACCCGGCGGCTAAACAAGGCAGGAAGCGGAATACAACGTCCGACGTGTTGGTATAAGCGCCTACGTCCTGTATCCGCCTAACCGTGTAATAGCGGAAGATGTACGGCTCGGAACTATCCGGGGAAGGGTAAACAAAAAGTTTCGGAATAGATGTGCGCTGTACGTAGTACTGCGCTGGTCGGGCAGGCGTGTTCTTGTCCGGGAGATGCAGGTATTCGTTTTGACTGATACGGTCAATGGTGATGTCTTGCTGCTGCTGGCCAGAGCTTGTACGAATGACTGCCGATAGCACATTCACTGTGTCTGCCGGTAGTGAGTACTCACTTTGCCCGACAACCATAGTTACTTGGCGCTGCTCGATTGTCCAGAGGTTTAAGCCTCGGTTTGCCCACTCCAGAAACAACAGATTCAATGACCTACGAGCCGTACGCATGTCATAACCGTCTCGGTTTTCCATGCCACAGCGCTCATATGCCTCTTCAATCAGCTCATCAAACTCTAGGTTGAAGGAAGTTGTTTCGGAAGTTGCCATTTAACACCTTTTGCCTTTTTTAGGCATTCCGCCATTAGCTAACTTCGTCGGAACACGTACTTCTTTGATCATTTTATCGATATCTGGGTCTCTTTTGTCTGGGCGAACAGCCCGCCCAATACGATCAACAGAGCCCCCTTTTTTGAACTCCATGCCTTTGCTAGCCTTACTGAACTTCTTCGCAACCTTCACCGGAACGCCTACTTTTTTGGCAAAGTCAGGGTTATGTGCGGCGGCATCCATAAGTTTTTTCTGTTTACTGCTGCTGGCGGGCATGGCTGGCCTCCATTATCCTGTCTAGTTTTACTTCTAGGCGGTCTAACCGGTCCAAAACTCGATTGATATCCGTATGTACCTCAACCTTAGTGACGTACTCTTTTGCGACCTCTTCCCGAGTCTTGTTCACCAAGATCGTTAGACGAGTAAGCTCTAAAGATTTCTCTTTAAGAGACCAACTGACAAATCCCACTAGAAGCGATAGTAGGGTATTCCAGATCATCATTTCCATTTAGCACTTCCACCTTTTTCTAGCCTGTCGAAGGCGACTATCTGGATCGGCCGCCGCTTTAGGGAATTTTTTCATCTGCCCCTCGCTACGTGCACAGAAAGATTTTCTTCGTTCAGCCCTTGCGGGGGAAGGCTTGTCTTCTGTAACCGCCGTCTGCAATTTACTGCCGGGGTTGGCTTTACGGTAAGCCTTTACCCCTTTCTCCGTCATCCCTGCGCCTGATTTAGTGGCACGAAAATTACCGGATTTAACAGATACCGCAATCGGCTTTTCGCGCTTGAGAGGCATTCTTAGCAAATACGTGTTTTTTTGCCCCGGGCCATACCATTTCCACGGGACTGCACCATGCCGCCGGAAGCGTAACCAACCACGCCGCCCTTGTAGAAGATCTTGCCCATATTCTCTTTACGGGCCTTTTCGCCTTCTTCGTATTCTTTTTTTACTTTACGATCTTTGGCCATGTTTTCTATGTCCAAAGCAATGCCTTCAGGAATGGGGGTAGCTTGTTTCTTATCCTTTTTTTTGCTTTTCATCATGATAAATATCCTTATGCCCAGAAGAATGTGGCTGAAATAACGGTAGTAAGGTCTGCATATGCCCCGTTTTCGAACAAAATTCCGTCTTCGGGGAGATTCATATATACCGCGCTACTGCCAGCAGGAATGTCTATTCTATATAGAACAGTGCCTCCGTCACCGTTGGTAATGCTTACCGAACCTACACCCGCATCAGGGGATACGTATATCGCCTTAATACGGGTTCTTCCAGTAAAGATCGCCCCATCGGTAGTTCGGTAGGTACTTTGTACATCGCTCATGTAGCCCATGGCGATCCCCTATTAGGGTGCGGCAGAAATGGCGGCGAGAGTGTCGCAACGAAGCCAATCAGTGCCATCGAAAAAAGCCAGTACTGGGTTTCCTGCTGCGCCATCTGCAAAATATGCAACGGAGCCGGTTTTTGCGGTAGGTGCGGTTGCTACGGTGAACGCGCCCAGCAATACTGGGCCGCTAAAAGAAGTTTGTGCCATGTTTTCCTCACATGCGAGTTGAGCATATTCGTCTGCATGTAGTCAGCCGGGGCTGTCGAATATGCCGGAAGTCCCGGTAATGCTGTCAATATACACCAACAAATGGAAAAAGGGGACCTTTCGGCCCCCTTTCTAACACTATTGCTTAGGCAGGTGTGTAGCCTTCTGAGCCCCAAATTGCGCGGGGATCAGACCAGCCAAACGAGTAACGCTCGCGGGCTTTGTAACGGACATTGCCCGTATCAAAGTCACCCTCAAACGCCGTCTTGATGACGGTACGCTGGAACATCTTCAGGCCGTTAGGTGCATCGGTCATCAGGAACCATGCATCTGGGTCGGTCAGGAAGTGGTTAACAGCATAGCCTTCTGGAACCATGCCCAACGAACGAATCGCATTGATGTCGTTGTCTGCTGTTTCGGTACGCTGCGTCGATTTCATCAGGCGCTCTGCGGTAAATTGCAGTTCCTTTGGAATGAGCATACGGCGAACAGACAGAGCAACCTTCAAGCCTCGCTCGTCGGTGAAGCCTGCTACGTCGATAATGCCCTGCTCCAGCGAGGTCTCGTTCAAGTCAGCGGCCGTTGCTGGCACGTTGCTGAAGTTTGGACCGAGGGCTGTTGGGTGAGCACTGTTACACAGAGACACGCCGTCGCCACCGTTATAGCCGCCAGAAACGTTGAACGCATTGTTCAACACGCCGGCTGCTTTAACTTGCTTGGTGTAGGACATTGAACGAGCCAGTGCCTTGGTGTAGCGCGAAGACAGACGGTCATAGAGGTTGTCCTCGATGGCCTCTTCAGTCAGAGCGAATGCCAGTGCAATGGTTTCGTGGCTGTAGCGAGCAGTGAACGATTCTTGTGCGGAATCGTAGCTCACGCCAGCGCCTTCGTTTTTGGTAGGCGCTTCGCCGAAGCCGGTCAGCATGACCTCTTCTTCAAACGCACGATCTGAATTCTCAATCGAGAAAATCATCTCATGCTCATTTTCATAACGCTTGTATTCCATGCCGAACAGTGCGTTCAGGCCCGGCTCAAGCTCTTTTACTAACTGCGAACGAGAAATAGCCATGACTTAGCTCCTAAGGGGCTGTATTAGCAACGCCAGCGCTGCCATACATGTGAGCGTTAATCTTCACAATAACATCGACGAAGTTTTCGCCAAGAGTATTGCCCGGGGCAGTGTAATTGCCCACAATTTTCAGTACCAGTGCCGCAGTATTGGCAATAGTGGACGAATCCAACTCGGTGCCAGAAATGCCATTTACTGTGCTTCCTGCTGCATACGCGATAGATGCATTCAAGCCAACATCGGCCTGAACAACGTCTTCGTCCGCTTGGATCAGGAAAAGTTGGTTTGGATCATCCAGCACATCAGCGACGATGGTGCCGGTAGTGATATTGACCGAACCGGGGTAGTAGTTTTTCCAAGTCGGCTTACCCGAGGTTGGATCAACATAGAAGCAACCATTGAACACACCAACTGCAACAGTGTGGATGGTCGCATCAAATTTGACGATGTAGCCACCGGAAAGGGTAACCAGATCACCTTGATAAATTGCGCCAGATTGGTTGTCCGCAATGTTGTAGCCATACTGCTTCTGAGCACCAGTAGCAGAGAGGTTACCCATCGGGCGCAGACCAAAGGCTTTATCGACATTTGCCATTCGTAGCTCCTAAAGGGGTTATGAAGCCTATCGGCTTCCAAAAGTAGTGCGTGAGCTCCGTTCGGGGCTCTGGATACGCATAGTCGAGTGAGCGTTTTCACGCATCAACTCATTGTCTACTGCTTGAAGTTGATCCTGCGCCTTACGCTTGTAGTGAGCATTGCGTTCCGCAAGAGTCTCATTTGGGATGCGGGCAAGCATCAGTCCACCTACAGACACCACGCCAGCATGCTTACCATCGTCGATGGTCGGCAAGGTGTCGCGATATTCTTCTGGCAATTCTTCGTTACGGACTAACTCGTAGCCCTCACGTAAACGGCCGTAGATGTGCTGCTTATCCACAAATCCATTGATCTCAGAGCGAATCCAGCGATGCTGAAAGCCTTCTGGGGCAGGTGGCGCATCCAAACGGGAAGGGGCTGCCCAAGGCTTGCGACGCGTATCCTTCTGACGAGTAGTGCGGGGAGCACGGTCGATAGTGATTTTTTCTTGGGTCATTTTTAATCCTTCACGTATTTGGCATATTCCTCAAGAGGAACGCCTAACTTTTTAGCAATAGCAACTTGACTTGGTGAGAGTTTCACCGTCCTGCGTGCATTATTTACCCCGGAACTACGGGATGCAGGGGCAACGGCGGGCACGGACTGCCGTTGTCTGACGTTATTGGTTCCAGCAGACTTAAACTTTTGCGGGAATTCCTCGCGAAGCCTGTTATCTAATTCAGTATAGTACTCGTCTGACTCTGGGTCAAATCCGTCTTCATCTACCAAACTCTGGTGAATACCAAACGCAGCATACGTCATTGCACGGTCTTTGCCAAACCACTTGTTTTCCCCCGCCCATTCTTCTGCACGAGGACTAGGTGCTGCCTTGGCCTGCACCGGAGCCTGTTGCTGCTTTGCCGGCTGCCTTGCTGCTTCTTGCTGCTCTTCCTGTTGCGCGGCTCGGCTAGTAAGGTGCTCCGCTACTTGCCGTTGATCCAGCGACAACTGCATGAGCCGCTCTTGTGCTTCCGTCTCAGTATCAATGTCGCCTTCTTCCCGCGCGCGCTTGATGATTGACTTCAACGTGGCAGCTTGGGTGTCTATGCGAGATTTTGTCTCCGTAAGGCGGCTAGTATCCGTTACCTCAAGACGTTTTTGAAGGTCATGCGCTTGTGCCTGCACATTCTTTGCATATTCAAGCGCGGCTTGCTCGCGCCTCTCTGCTTCCCGCATCTTGGCGGTCAGTTTTGATATCCGTTTCTGGACGTTTTCGCTTACGTTATCCAGTTCTTGGCCATGCGCGGCACGGTTGGGCGGCTCTTGGTTCTTCTGTTCAGAAGCCTCGCCTTGTTCCTCTTGCTGATTTTCCTCCTCTTCGGAAAGCTGAATTGTTGCCTCTTCTTCGCCTTCGCCCAAGTTGAACTCTAGTTGGTTATCTGGTACTGAATTTGCCATTGTTTCCTCACATGTGCAGAATGTCTTCTGGATCGTTGATACGGGCTAGGATTTCATCGTCATTCAAGATACGAATCTCTCCGCCGTCAATGCCAATACGCGCACCCGCATACCGGCCAAAAACTACCCAATCCCCCTCCTTGCACCATGCGCCAGTAGGGAACTTAGTCTCGTCTTTGTACGCAAGTTCTCCGACAGACAGCACATAGCCACAAACAGTGGTTATTTGTTGTTTTTCGATGGTTTGATCGGCAAGAACAATGCCGCCTTTGCTCTTTTTCGCGCCGCGATAAGGGAGGATGACGATCCTCCAGCCTGTTGGGCGAGGAATTCTGTCTTTGATTTCACCTTCGAGCTGTTCAACAACAAGGCTGCCGTCATCTGCATATGCGTCTTCTAGTGCACGTGGTTTTTCGACTTGTTGAACTGCCTCTTCTTCCCATTTTGCTTCCAGAGCAGTTTTTTCCATCCTGATTGGTCCTCAATTATCGGGGTTTTTCTTTAAAAGATCCGAAATGGCATCTTCAACGAATTTGTAACCCTCGATACGGCCCATCAGGAACTTGTACTGCTCCATATCCCGCACTGATCCGTTTATTAGCAGCTCTTCCGTCTGTTTCCGAAGAACTCGAACCGTGTGCAGGACATTTTCACTGAACTGAAGCATGATTTTCCCTGTGTGCGCAGATAGTTTGGGCCCTATCTGAAGGCTACGTGCGTATTATGCACATTTAGTTACGTAATGTGTCGGGTTTTTAGGTAATTTTAACCTTTTTGAATGCATCTTTTCTGTACACGTAAGTCGGCTTTGGGTCGCTCACTGTTTCACGTGAAACATTTTTGTTTGGTTTGTCAGAAGGAGTGCGTTTTTTGGGTTTTTTAAGCATTTGATTGGCCTCCGGTTGGTCTATTCGCCATTGCTGCGTTTTTCTCTGCTGCCTGCTGCTCGGCTTGCGCCAGTCTAGCTTGATCTATTGTCATGTCGTTCTGCTCTTTTTGCTCTGCAAGCACGAGTTTTTGCTGAGAAATAGCCACATTCGCCTGATCCTTCTGGGCAGTGTTGGAAATCTCCTGCTTCTTGAGCTCCAGCAATGGGTCAGGGGCTTGTTGCCCTGCACCAGACAACTGATCTTGTAGCTGTTTGACCTGCTGGTAGAATTCTGCACACTTCAATGAGACCATTGCCTCACGCTGGAAGGTGGAAACCATGCGATCAGGGTCTGTTCCGTACTGCTTGAACAACTCAGCCTCTACCCACTCTTCCGCCTTCTTGCTGATGTGCTCAAAGATGTGTTTTTGCAGCGCCATGGCCACATTCGGCATGCTTGCGATCAGCGGGGACAGGCCAAACATCAAGTGGTTCATGATGTGTGCGTCATGTTGCTGTCCTGCAAACGCTTTTAGCTGCGTGCCGTCCAATGCTTGCGAGTTTTCGCTCATTGGGTCTTTTGGCTGATCGATGTTCTGGCTCAAGAGGATTCCGTCGATGTCCCGCACACCAATTGCCTCGTACATGCGGTAGTACGCCTCGTACAAGTTGTGCATTTGCGGGGCACTCTGTGCCAATTGCAACTGCGTCTGCGCCATCGTGATGCGCTGGGCTACCGAGAAGATGTTCGGGTCGGATATAGGCAGTACATCAATTCGACTGTCGAAATCCTTCCGTTTTATCTTCCTTGATGCGCCCGGAACTTCGTATGGATACTCATCTGGCAAGTATTCTGCAAAGCCTTCCGCCAGCATCTTGAATTCAAGGCGCTGGGAGTAGTGCAGGCGCTTGTGGATGGCCGACATGACTGTCGAGCCCTTCTCCAACAGCGCAATGGTGGTACCTACGGCTGCATTTTGGTTACTGTCGCCTACTTGCATGTCCGTAATGGAAGACAAGCGACGGCCTGCGTCAACACAGAAGCCCAGTAGGGCAAACAAGGTCTGACTTGGCTCTTTATAC